AAATTTAAATCAACAGACATATTTAACCCCTTAACATTCTTGCAAGAGCATCTATATCAGCAGATGCTAGGTTTTTAGGCGCTCCAAGCGCCCGTAATTTGTAAGCCGTATCACCACCAAACAGCTCTTCCATCAATTTTATATTGGCATATGGATCTTGGCTAGGCATTGGAACGTTTAAACCAAGATTAGCCATTAGCTCCTCAGTCGTTTTTTTGGTGGGCGGGGTGGTGGTTTTTGTGGGTGGTACTACCGTCTTTGTTCCGCCGGGAACCGTAACAGTTTGCAAGATATCTTCAATCTTGGTGTCAAGGTCTAACTTGTCAATATCATCTACAGTTAGCTCATTAGGGATGTCTGATTTAATTTCTTTAGTTCTAAGGCTTGAAATGTATGGCGTAGGACGGTCGGCTGTAATAACCACTTCATCAAGTTTGTCTGTTGGGATTACCTTGGAGGTATCTGTGGTGGGAACCATAAAGTCGCCAAGGCCTGTAGGCCTATCGGCTGTTACGGTAACTGTGCCGTTATCAGTTGTTTTTTCACCTGCGCCCTTAAGCAAAGTCTCAAGATCAGCAGAGCCTTGAATTTCATCCATATTGGCTTCAAGAAACTTAGCCAAATCGCCTTGCGACATGCCTTTAATATCTGCGGCTGGGTACATTTCACTGATTAAATCAACAATTCCTTGAGTTGTTCCATCATCAGAAGCTGGCTGGTTTAACACAGCGTCTTCAATTCTGTTTAAACGTGCTGTTTCTCGATTTGCATCACGTTCCGCCTGTTCACTTGCAGTTAGGCCGCTAAAGTCTGTTCCTTTGGCTAAACCTGTAATGGTGTCAAAGATTTTTCTATTGTCGCCACTACCTAAAGCTTGGACGGTGTTTAAACCTTTAAGGACATCGTTGGTTGTAAAACCTGTATCACCAATATCAAAGTTTGTTGTTACGTAAGGAGAGGCAATATTTGCCGCTCCTGCCAATGAAGGATTCTGAGCAAAGTTAATTGCTTTATTAACATCACCAAGAGTGAAGCCTGTGTCGCCAATCTCCAGTGCGCCAGCACTACCTAAACCGCCCTTTAATGCGCCTGTAAGGATGTTTTGGTCATTCACTGCGGCATTAAAGCCACCCGCCAATGCACCGCCCGCACCAGCCGCCGCTGTGCCTGTAAGGCCCATGCCAAGAGCCTTCCCCAGCCATTCTCCACCACCACCGGGGCCAGTCAAAAATGCCATAGCAATAGGGCCAAGGTCATTCCACATGGTTTTGAGGGCAGACTCATTCCATTTGCGACGGGCAATAGCATTGCCTTCTAAGTCGTAGTCGGTGATGTAATCACCTTCTTGCCTAGAAAAACCACCCAATGTTTTGGGAGCATCATCGTAGACTGGCGTGGCATCCATGCCTTGACCAATGTAATCAATGATTTTTCTATTATCTTTTTCCCCTGCCATCCAACCGCTACCATATTGGACGGGTATGTAATCTATGGTAGTGCCTTGCTCTGTTACATTTTCTCGGGCTTGCGTAGCACCCATTTGGTTGTACATAGCTTTAAGTTCAGCCAATGTAGGTGTGGCTGATAGCGGTGTAAATTGAGGCGCTTCTGCCGCAGGAGCCTGCCTTTGCTGATCACGTAAAGCGGCGGCGGCTTCCCAACTACCAGTCAGTTGGTACAGTTCTTCATCGCTCATTGGTTCTGCCATTATCCGACCTTCCAATTTGTTCCGTCTGAATAGACAGGCACAGCAACTGCGCCGCCACCCGCTACTGTTGCGCCAAATGTGGGAGCAGTTGCATCTGTTACAAAAGACCTCGCACCCGTGCCTGACGTAACTGCACTTGGTAGCGTTGCCACTGTGTAGTTAGTTAAAGGAGGCACTACGCCAGAAGCCGTTAACTGCGTGTTTAAAGCATCAATCCTGTTGAAATACAAACGAAGCACGTTAAGCATCTGGTCAAAATACTGGCGGTCGTACTCTACCGGAGGTAACGGCACATTAGGTGCGGCTACCTTGTTCAATTCAAAGTCTGACGTAATGATAAAGCTCATCGTCTGCCATCCGGTCTGATGTCAATACGAGTAGCACCCAACTGCCATGTTGTTCCAAGGTTTGTAGAACCTACCTTTAAGATAAGCTGACGGCCACGAACACGAGTATTAATCTGCCCTGTAAAGCCTTCAGTCACTGTGTACTGAGCGCCCGTTAGCTTGTTAACGTTTTTATCTACCGCAGTCCCTGTGCCTGAGCCTGAGTTCTGCATAGGATACAAAGTGTACGTAACTTGCGGAGTTGGTGAAGCGTCAGAGCCTGAGAATGTCAAGTCAGGCAACATTCTCCAGACAAAGCCAAAGTGATCACCATCTTCAATGTCAAACTCGGCAGAGGAGATGTATGCCTCAATACCCAACGGCGTACCAGTCTCGTTATTGTCTAAGCCAAACTCTTGGTTAACCAAGTTGTAGTTGTACGTAGCGGCAATGGGGAAGTCCCTTAGCCCAGAATCAAGCCAAGCTGTGCGTTCCATTGTGCCGTAGTACCAAACCTTCTCAAGGTAGTTGTACACCACATAACGGTTGGCAACCAAGCTTCCAGCAGAGCAATAGAACCACCAGACTTCATTGAAGCCCTCGTTTGTACTGGCAAAAACCTGTTGGTTTTGCTGAAGGTTAATATCTTGGTAGATATATCGACGCAGGTCACAGCTTAGGGTTTGTAAGCGTCCATCGTACAGATAGAACTTATCCACACCCATCCAGTACACCACACCAGAAGCCTGTGCCGCCGCATTTTGACCGAGGATAGAGATGTTGTCACCCATCAATTGACTTGACCAGACTACTGGAGGGCCAATGTATTGGAGAGAATAGATGGCCGAATCAGTCCAAACCAAGATCTCTTGACGGGTTTGGATGGCGGTTACGATACTTGAGCCGTGAGACAAGGTAACGCTACCAGCTTGATTGGTTGCAGATGGTGTCCAGTTAACCAAAGATTCCTGATCCGACCAGCGAATCAACATGGGATTCTGCGCTGTTGTGCCGTAGTCATTACAGCCAAAAGCAAATACAAACCTACTTACATCAGATACGTAAATAAAGTTCTGAATGATTGGGCAGTCGGATGCGCCTGACAAACTTACTATGTTTACACCATTAGGCATGATGTAGTGGTCGCCAGACTGAGTTCCGGTCGTCGTAATAGCCGAACCGCCCACAGTTGCCGCTAAGTTAAATGTATTACCACTGGAGTTAATGACGTAATACGTTGTTCCGGGCAACAAGCCTGTAGGCAACGCAGACGGATAACCGCTGTTTGTAAGGATGACTGGAGAGCCATTTGGCAAACTATAAGACGCTGTAACTACCGCAGGAGAGGCTATTGTGACCGTAGCCAAGGATGGGTCAACCCCATAACCAGCGTCCCAATAATAGATTGGGCCACCACGGTAGCCATACACCAAGTCTTCGCCAAAGTTATTCTGGCTCCAAAGACGCAGGGCAGAGGTAGACGTACCGCCAAAACCCCAAGTGCCTGCACCCCATGTACCAGCACCCCAGCCGGACAGAGGTATTTCGTATGGATCACCTGTGTTAATTTGATAGACTGCGTTTACACCTGTACCACCTCCAGCCGCTACAGTTGAGGTAGCCGCCGTAGCCGCCACAATTGTGTAAGTGTTAGCGTCAACATAAGTAATGGAGTACTCATTGTTTAAATCAAGACCGCCTACGGGAGCTACGTTGCTAAACGTTACAAAGTCGCCTGTAATTGCGCCGTGAGCCGCATCTGTAACTGTAACTAAGGTAAGTAGATTGGTTGTAGCAAACGGGTTACTTAAGATAGCCGCTGACCGAATAGGCGTGATGTCGTTATAAACCCCACCTAATTCAAGGTAAAACTTTAAGTTAGTGCCCACTCCGATTAGGTTTAGGTTGTCTAGTGTGATCCAGTTCCATAGAGAACGGCACAGACCTTGGAACGTAGATACGGATATACGTGCCCAGCCACCGATCTTTTCAGGGGAACCTTGACGGAACCGCACTTTGTCGGACTCATACCACCCACCTTCGTTTGTATAACGGGTGTTCTCCCGGTTAACTCCCGGCTTCAGTACAAGTTTTTTAAGCGCCATCGGTTGTCCTAAGATAGAAACAAGGCACGTTCAGCGTCCCTGCGCTTTTTTAGCCCTAGTAGTATTTTGCCACCAGCCATGCAATACAGCAAGAGCGCATCGGCTGCGCCTT